GCGCAAGACACGCCTCGGTTGTGAAGGGGGTACGGCTACCATTGGGGCATGGCAACACCGAGGACTGGAGTTGGGCGTGGCAAGAAGGCCGAGCCTGTCGAGCGCAAACGTGCGAGAGGTGCGGAGATTCGTGGGGGCTTGAAGGCGCAGCCGATGCCGGAGTCTGCGTTGGCGTTGGTGGATTTGGGTGCGATACCGGAACCGCCGAAAACTTTGGGCAAGGTTGGTTCGGCGTATTGGGGGATTTATTGGACGGCTGGTCGGAGACACTTGAGCGAGCTGCACGACACTCCGCTCATGACCAGGTTGTGTTCAAACTTCGACAGGATCGCAGAGCTGGAGAGTTGGTTGGGGTCGGATGTCGAGCGTCGCTGGTACACAAGTCCGAATGGTCAGATCGTGACTCATCCAGCAGTCAAGCAGATAGATCAGATGGATGCGCAGAACACAGCGTGGATGAGTTTGCTCGGTTTCACACCGAGCGACAGGGCAAGGTTGGGTCTGGCAGAGATAAGGGTTGCCAATGAGCTTGACCAGTTCAGGCAACGCAAGGCCAACGTGGTCGACATCGAGGTTGTATCCGAAGTCTGATGGTGCGCTGGTCAGCGACTTTGCAAGAACTTTTCTTCATGTGTCAAAGGGTGTTCGTGCGGGTGAGCCATTGGTGCTTACTGGTTGGCAGTCTGATCTACTGGATAATCTTTTTGAGCGTCGTCCTGATGGTCTCCTTCGTTACCGTCGATCACTCGTAGGCCTCAGCAGGAAAAACGGCAAGTCCTTACTAGGTTCCCTCTGTGCGCTTTATCAACTCATAGAAGGTGAGCCAGGTGCCGAAGTGTATTCGGCAGCAGGTGACCGACAGCAAGCAAGAGTTGTGTTCAATGAGGCGAAGTGGCAGATCATGCAGTCGCCAGCGTTGTCAGGTGTATGCAAGGTGTATCGGGATGTGATTGAAGTTCCGTCTACCGGTGCGATCTATCGAGTGTTGTCTAGTGATGCCAAACTTCAACAAGGCCTCAACCCGTCGTGCGTGGTGTTTGACGAGTTGCACGTCCAGCGTGATAGTGAGCTGTGGGATGCGTTGACGTTGGGTTCGGGTGCAAGAAAAGACCCGATGATTGTTGCGATCACAACAGCAGGTTTTGACTTGGACACAATCTGTGGACGGTTGTACAACTACGGCAAGCAAGTTATTTCTGGTGAGCGTGACGATGAGCGGTTTGGTTTCTGGTGGTGGGAAGCACCGGAAGGTTGCACGGTTCATGACCGAGATGCGTGGGCGCAAGCCAACCCGAACTTGGCTGAAGGTTTGCTCGACATGGAAGACATGGAGGTCAGCATGAATCAGACGGCTGAGATTCCGTTTAGGCGTTATCGCCTGAACCAATGGGTCAGGCAAGAAGACTCACCTTGGCTTCCTGCGGGTGGGTGGGAACAATGCCAATCAGAACTACAGGTTGACCCTGACTTGCCGATGTTTGTGGGGATTGACATGGCGTTGAAGCATGACTCGATTGCGGTGGTGTTGTGCCAACCGCAAGGTCATCGTCTGGTGGTTCGTGCCAAGATTTGGATTCCTGATGGGGCGATGACTGACATCGCAGCTGTCGAGCAATATCTGCGTGGCTTGCATCGTGAGTTCAATGTTCGTGAGTTTGCTTATGACCCAGCGTTCTTCCAGCGTTCAGCTGAAGCGTTAGCTGACGACGGTTTGCCGATGGTTGAGTTCCCGCAGTCTGCGCAACGTATGGTGCCTGCAATCGGAACACTTTATGAGTGCATCGTAAATCAGCAGTTGGCTCATGATGGCGATCCGATGTTCACCGATCAGGTGTTGTCTGCTGTGCCACGTCAAACCGATGCTGGACTTCGTTTGTCTAAGGGTAAGTCTCGTCGCAAGATTGACGCTGCGATTGCGTTGTCAATGGCTGTGGATCGTGCGACTCGACGTGAAGAGGTAGCACCTGTGCCTGGGTTCTTTGTAGTCTAGAGCCATGCTTATTTTCCTGCTAGAAGTTTTCTCAATCCTGCTCATCGCTTATGGACTATTCTTGATAGCAATTCCATTAGGGCTGATTTTTGTCGGCCTGTCAGTTCTATTGTTCACGGCTGCTTACGAGCGTGGTCGGAAAGGTAAGTAATGTTGTCGAGACTGTTAGGTGATGGCAACGAAAGCCGAGCAATATCTACACAGTCATTGTTTGCATTAGGTGACGGATTTAGTGTCACCACAAATAGCGGAACGGTAATCACCGAAAAAGATTCGCTCAAGATTGAAGCGGTCTATGCGTGTGTGCGCATGATTTCAGATTCAATCTCCACGCTCCCTGTTGACACGTTCCTTCGTTTGGATGGCACTCGTCGTCCGTTCCGTCCTCGCCCAATGTGGTTGGACATCCCTGAGTCCGGTGTGAGTCGCATCGAGCATTTCCAGCAGGTGTTGGTTTCGTTGATGTTGAACGGCAACTCGTTCACTCGTATCGTGCGTGACGATCAGGGGATTGCTGCGCTTGTTGTGTTGAACCCTCAGAAGGTTGAGTGCAGTCGTGACCGTGTAACTCGTCGCCCGATTTACATCTATGAGAGTCGTGATGTGATTCAGGCTGAGGACATGATCCATATCACCGAGCTTCGTTTGCCTGGTGAGATGCGAGGGATTTCACGCATTGACTTCATGAAGGAGAACCTTGGTTTGGCGAAAGCTTTGGAGGAGTTCGCTGCACGATTCTTCGGTCAAGGCTCATCTGCTTCTGGCATCATCGAGTTCCCTGGCAACCTCACCCGTGAGCAGGCTAAAGATTTGGTCTCAGGGTTCGAGGAAGGCCATAAGGGTTTGCGTCGTTCTCATCGTCCAGGTGTGTTGTTCGGTGGAGCAAAGTTCACGAAGACAACCGTTGACAATGATTCTGCACAGTTCCTAGAGTCCCGTCGTTTCGCTGTAGAAGAGATTGCCCGTATCTTCCGTGTGCCTCCATCAATGCTTGGTGTGACTACAGCTGGTGCGATGTCGTATGCGTCGGTGGAACAGAACGGCATCCAGTATGTGACGCACACGCTCAGGCCTTACATTGAAAAGATTGAAGAAGGATATTCACGTTTGCTTGAGGGTCGTGCCTTCATGAAGTTCAACGTGGATGGCTTGCTTCGTGGTGACCAAGCGTCACGATACACATCGTTCTCCACAGGTCTCCAATCAGGCTTCTTGTCTATCAATGACATTCATCGCCTTGAGGACATGCCACCGGTTGACGGTGGCGACTCGTACCGTGTGCCGTTGGCGAACGTGGACATCAATGCTGCGAACTTGGCTGAGATGCAGTCAAAGGCTGAGATTGCGCAACGGTTGATTCTTGCTGGGTTTGATCCGGCTGAAGTTTTGTCTACGGTTGGGTTGCCTGCGATTGCTCATACAGGTTTGCCTTCAAGCCAGTTGCAACAGATTTCTACTGTGGCACCACTTGACCCGCAGTCAGCGTATGAGGTGAAGTCGCAGAACATGGACATCAATCTTCCTCAAACGATCATGAACTACACGCCTCCAGCGATCAACATTCCTGCACCGATCATCAACATTCCAGAGACCGTTGTGCGTGTGAATGTTCCAGAATCTAAACCAACGATTCGCACGGTTGAGCGTGACGCTGATGGTCGCATTCTGAATATCATCGAGAGGACTGAGGACTAATGGCTACAGGTATTTCCGCATATTTGGCGAACGCTTGGATGAATGCGTTGGGTAACGCAACAGCGTTCTCAGTAACAACGCCTTATATCAAGTTGCATGTTGGCGACCCTGGTGCTGCTGGCACAAGTAACGCTGCGACTGAGACAACTCGTAAGGCTGTGAGTTTCGCTGCTGCGTCAAATGGTGCGCTTGCTTCTGATGCTGATGTGACGTGGACGAATATCGCAGGGTCACAAGATGCAACACACTTCACGGCTTGGGATAACTTGACCACAGGGAACTTCTTGTTCTCTGGAACTATCACCGGCAACGCATATACAGCTGGTGACACTTACACGATTTCGTCTGGTGGTTTGACTGTCTCTTTGACTGTCGCAAGTTAGGTTTCTAGATGGCCGTTGAACGGTTCATTCTTGACCAGACACAACTCAACGATGCTGAGTTCGGTTTAGGTGGATTCAGTCCCGCCTTCACACTTGACACATCAACGCTTGATTCGATTGCGAAGTTAGACGGCTTCACCTTCACGACAACTGTTACCGCTTCGGCTCCGCTTGGCGGGTTGACGGCTGGGGCGACTTCGTTGGTGTCGCATGTGGTTTCGGCTGAGGCGGTGTTGGGTGGGGTTGATGCTTCGGCTTCGGTGTCGGTGTCGAATGTGGTTTCGGCTCAGGCGGTGCTTGGTGGTGTTGTTGCGTCTGTTGATGCAACGGTTGCGCATACGGTTACAGCTGACGCTGCTTTGGGTGCGGGTGTTGGTTCGGTTGTTGCGTCGGTGTCAAATCTTGTTTCGGCTTCAGCGAGTTTGGGTGGTTTGACATCGACTGCGGTTGCGAGTGTTGCTGGTTCGGTTACTGCTTCGGCTTTGCTTGGCGAGTTGACTTCTTCGGCGCAGGCAACGGTTGATCCGGCACCAAGTCCTCCACCTCCTCAGTATCCAGGTGGTGGGAATCCTTGGTATCGTCGTCCAAAGGTTGAGCGGGTTGAAGAGGTTGTGGAGGTTGTGGTTGAACCTTTGCGGGTTCCTCTCCAAGTGTTCGGCGTAGGAGCATCAGTTGGTTCCTTGTCGTCTAGTGCTGTTGCTGAAGTAACATGGTCAATACTAGAAGACGAAGCAGAACTGCTTCTCTTGGTTTGAGGTGACATGGCGTTTGATGTTCAAGCATTTTCATTGGGAACGGCTGCTTCGCTGATTGCTCATGCGACGTTTAACCCGATGAGGGTTTTGGTGCACAATCACGAACACGCAAACAATCATGATATTTATATTGGTGGCTCTGCTGTAACTGTTTCTACTGGTTTACATATTAACGAGACTGAAACTGTGGAAATCTTTATTGCTGCTGGCGATATGTTGTGGGCTTGTGCAAATACTTCAAATGTTGAATGCCGTGTATTTAGGGCGGTTCTGTAATGCCATATTTTATTTCTGATAAGAACGCTGACTGTGCTGGCTGGGCTGTGGAAAAGGAAGATGGCGAAGTCATTGGTTGTCACATGACGAAGCAGGATGCGATTGACCAGATGGTCGCTGTGTCGATTGCTGAGGAGATGGAGCCAGGTGGGGAACGTGCGTTGCCAGAGAACTATCGTCCAGCGTTAGCTGAGGATGTGCCT